AATTAATCCATAAGTGGGTTAATAAGTGGATTAATGGCTAGTAAGTAAATGAGGTGTTGTTATGGACTACCGTTTTACAGCAATACTTATAATACTGCTATGTTTATTAGCTTTTTGCGTAAAACCAGTCCAACCCACCTCATTGAAACATAAAGTTAAAGAAAGTATAATTCTTCTATGATGGAAAAAGTTTTAACGCTGTTAGTCGGACTTCTGATTGCATTAGGAGGCTGGTCTCTATCTAGAACATTTGAATTATCTACAACTCAAGCCGTACTTGAAAATCAAATTGATCAATTAGAATTTAGAGTACAAATGCTAGACGAGAAGATGGACAAGATGGTGGACTCTGATGAAGAAATCATGGAACAACACGAAGAGTTATTTAAAAAATTACAACAAGGAAACACGGGGTATAGTTATAACTAATGGCTGATATATCAATTAAAGGGCATAGCCCCATCCTCATACAAAGATACAGAAACGGTGGAACTGCAGCGTGGACTAGAAAAGAAGGTAAGTCACCATCAGGTGGATTAAATGCCAAAGGTAGAGCTAGTTATAAAGGTGGTACTTTAAAAGCTCCTACAAAATCTAAAACTAGCAAAAGACGTAAATCATTTTGTGCAAGAATGAAAGGCATGAAAAAAAGATTAACTTCTGCTAAAACGGCTAGAGATCCTAATAGTAGAATAAACAAAGCATTAAGAAAGTGGGCGTGTTAAATGGCACTTAAAATTTCAGAAGAAGCAGCAGTACAAATGCCGATGAAAACGGTAGCCTCGCTGATAGCGATGGTCGCGATTGGCACCTGGGCTTACTTCGGTATCATTGAGACCCAAAACAAACTGAGCACGCAAGTAGAGTTAATGCAAAAAGATTTAATTGAGAATACAGATTTTAGAATCAAATGGCCTCGGGGTCAACTTGGTTCGCTTCCTGCAGATTCCGAGCAATTTATGATGATCGAGGATCTTTACAAGACCACCGATAAGTTAAATGCTCATATTGAGTCAATGGCATTAAACAAAGTTAATATAGAATTTTTAAGAAAACAAATGGATAAAGTTTTAGAAGATATAGAAAAACTTAAAGATCAAAATAGAGAAATGCACTATAAAAATGGAACGGGAGGTACACATTGACAGAGGTTGTGGTAGCCCTACTGATGTTCGTAAACGGAGAAATTAAAGAACACCTTATTCAAACGTCAATGGCCCAATGCTTACGCGGTAAGCGTACGGCAGAGAGACAGTACAGCGAATCTGTATCTTATAAATGCTATAAAGGTAAAGCTAAGACTGAAATTTATCAGGGCAGAAAAAACATTAGAGCTTTAATACTTGAATAATTTTATGTTATATTCACAACATGGCTTATTTAAATGCAAACATTCCACCAATATATTGTAAAATTAGAAAGGAATATCTTTATGACCTTACCGGACATGATGGAGAAAGTGAAGATTGCGTTATCTTCGGCATTGCGTCTATTCCAGGTCGTGCTATCTTATTTCATATTATGTTACCGAATGGTGCCGTCTTTTATAGATTGCCTATCAGTGCGTTTTTCCAAAAATCGTATGACAGAACCAAAGTGCCTGATATGCAAGTCCACGAGTTGGAACTGTGGAACTGTTTTAGTTATTGGCCTAGTGTTCATAAATTTGATTGGTTGGCTGGTTTAAATGGAAAATTCTTGGGATTAGATAAAAAATTTTATTATGGACAATATTTATTCACGATTGATTGGGCTCATCCAGACACTAACATCTTGGATGTTGAACATTCTGAAATTCCTCAAGAACATAAGTGTGCACATATATTGGCTCTTGCTAACGGGAATTATGCAGCTCAGCCTAATAATCGTATTTTGTGGCATGTTAATAACTATACTACTGATAACAGTTGGCCAGACTATAAAGTCCAAACTACGTATTGGGACGCAGAAAACTCAGACATGGTAACGGAGGATACAAATAATATGTTTTATCAAATGGAAAGAAAAAAAGATTCAAAAAGAACTTATAAAAACCATAAAGAATGGGCAGAAGATATGTCCTATGAAGGAGATAAAAAATGAACCTAAGTCGTAATTTTACACTACAAGAACTAATAAAATCAGATACAGCAATTCGTAAAGGAATTGATAACAATCCTAACGCAGATCAAATAGAAAAATTAAAAGCGTTATGTGAAAATATACTTCAACCAGTGCGTGATCACTTCGGTAGAGTTAAAGTGACCTCATGCTATCGGAGCCCAGAGCTATGCACAGCAATTGGTAGCTCTGTAAATTCGCAGCACGCGCGTGCGGAAGCGGCAGATTTCGAAGTAATGGGTGTAGATAATGCTGAACTAGCTGATTGGATTCATAGAGAATTACAATATGATCAATTAATTGTTGAATATTATACTCCAGGAGAACCAAACTCCGGGTGGATACATTGTAGCTATATACCTGAAGGTAGACGTGCCTCTTTTTTACATGCATTTAAAAGTGAAGGAAAAACCAAATATAAACCAATATTAGGAAAAGCAGTAGATTTAGTGTAAATATTTAGTTTTAATGATTAAAATATTTGATAATAAAATTTCAAATAAAGACAAAGAAACAATTTATACTTTTTGTAAAAATAAAGAATATTATAGAGGAGAAACAGATTTACCTGGTCTGCCTCCAACTGGTTTAACTACACCTTTAAACAATGAAAGTATAATTGAAAAATTATTAACTGTTACGGCTAATAAAGACAAAAATTTACATAGATCATATATAAATTTTTTCTCTCCTAATGAAAATCCTTTTTATCATAAAGATAATGAAAATTCTGGTTACGAAACATTACTTTATTACGTAAATACAGAAAATTTAAATATAGATGAAGGTGGGGAAACTTTCTTTATTGATAAAGAAAATAGAATTGGTATTCCATTTATAGGAGGTAGAATTATTGTGTTTGATGCTAATATTTTACATAAAGCTTCTTCTTTTAGAAACTTAGATCGTTATACTATAGCATTAAAATGGAAAATTGATATAACATAAAAATGTTAATAACTCCTTTTGTTGATTGGATTATCAAAATAAATATAGAAGAAATTGATAATAAAAAAGTTATAAATTCTCTTAAAAAATTAAAATATAATAATGTTTATGAGAATAATCGACCAGGTTCTCAAATATCTACATCCTATAACATATTAGATATTATTGATAATGGTGCTTTTATAAAAAAAATTTTATTACAAAAAATAAACAACGCACTTGAAAAATATTCATTTGAAACTAAAGTAAAATTAGGAATAGTTTGGGGTTCTAAAACACCTTTTGAATCGTTTTCTGATTATCATTGGCACACTAATCATTGGTTAAGTGCAGTATATTATCCACAGGGAACCACAGAAAATCCTAATTATCTTGGTTTTAGAAAAAGAAAATTAGATAATTGGTATACTTCGGCTACAGAAAAAAACTTAAAACCTTGGACTCAAGAAAAATATGTTCTAACTACTGTAGCTGGTGATTTAGTTATTTTTCCTGCTTGCTATGAACATAGAGTTGAGATAAATAATTCTTTTAAAAACAGATTCTCAATTGCAATGGTATGTATGCCCGTTGGAAAAATAGGAGTGGGGGATGGACAAAATTATTTATAATGATTAAAGCTTTTGAAGTATCCTGTCCAATATTAAAAGATGTTTTTCCTGAACATAAAACATTAAAAAATTCTTTATATGATAAAATAAAAAATACTAAAGATGTAGGGTGGTTTAATCATAAAGATGGTTATAATGATAGAATACACCGAACTGATTGGCCTATAGCTGATAATTTTAAAAGAGAATGGGTAAAAGAATTAATACAACCTTTATATAATCAATTAAATAAATTTGCTTTAACTTTAGGTTACACAAACGTTATAATTAATAAAGTGTGGTATCAAACTTATAAAAATAACCATATTCATAATTGGCATACGCATCACTCTAATTTTACAGGGGTGTATTATCTTAAAATGCCTACTATTAATACAAGTACATATACACAATTTTTATATCCATCTTCTTTAGAAAATGCTTTTTCAATAGAAGTACAGGAAGGGGATATGGTTTTTTTCCCTGCACATTTTATTCATCGTTCGCCAGCTTTACAAAGTAAAGATGGTGAAAAAGTTATAATATCTTGGAACTTAGATTTTAATAGAGTAGCTGAAAGGTATACTAAAGATAAAATTTCAAAAGTTGTATTAAGTTAAATGAAAATAAATATTTTTTCTATTCCTATTTATGCAACTACTATTGACGTAAATGAGATAAGAATAAATCATGTAGATTTTGTTAAAACATGGTTATCTAAAACTGAAAGTTCTCATAATTTTAATAATGAGGTATGTCCTGATTCAACAAAATATTTATTAAAAAATATTTCAAACCTTATTTCAGAAGACATTGGAAAACCCCACCGGCTTCACTTAAAAAATATTTGGGAAAACCATTATAAAGAAAATGATTATCAAGATAGACATACTCATCCTATGTCTCATTTTTCATTTGTTATTTATAAAAAAATATTAGAATCCCATACTTTGTTTTTTCATCCCGCTGATAAATTATTACAATCTTATTATGAAAATATGGAATTGCCTATTTTTATGGAAAATTTTAAACCAGATTTAAAACAAGGTCAATTGTTGGTCTTCCCTAGTTTCTTAGAACATAT